GAGGAACTACGAAGATTACAAACTAAACCATTAGAATAGGAAGCCTAATGCCAGAAAAAATTGACCTTCCAAGATGGAAGTTAAGATTATCAAATGCACATAAGCGTCATGATGATAAAGTAAAGAAGCAACTTAAAGTTTGGCGCGACTACTATCGTGGCGTTCAATGGGACCCCGATTTACTGGCACCTAATGGACCATATAGAACAGCTACTATAGATAATATGGTCTTTAGTAATATCAGTACCATCAAGCCATCTATTAATCTGAGGCGCCCTAAGGTCTTGGTATCACCAAAGAAACGCCCCCATAAACTACCAGATGGCACACTATTTAACACTATTGCCTCAGCATCAATGCTGAGATTACTTTTAGACTCCCATTACCAAGAGCTGCGTACAAAGGAGCAAACCGATAAATGCCTTGTAGACGCTTTAATTGGTCATTGGGGTCTAATGGAATTTGGTTATACCTTCAAAACAGAGAAGGTAAAAGATAAAACATTGTTGGAGGTACATGAACTTATTAAGGAAGATTCAATCTTTGCTGTTCGCAGATCCCCGATGGACTTGCGAGTTGATCCCAAAGCCAAGGACCATAACTTGCGTGATGCGGATTGGATTGCACTTCGCTGGGCACGTTCTCTGTACGATGTACAACATGATGCGAAATTTAAGAACACCTCGGATCTGATTGCTAATCATCGTATAGATGTTGATCCCACTAGTGAATCTATAGCATCTGAGATGAACTCTACTGAGGAGCCCGTTGCTGATGGTGGGACTCCAAACGATTTGAACCTTGTGGTAGGTTGGAGGATATGGGATAAAAAACATGGAAAAGTTATTGACATTGTGGAAACACATGACAAAGTTCTGCAAGAAGGACCTTGGCCCCTTGATTTTGGAGGAGGTTTCCCCATTGAAACTCTTTGGTTTAATTATAATCCTGATGAGCTTTTGCCTATTAGCGATGTGGACACTTATATTGCAGCTCAGGATGAGTTAAATAGAATTAACTCTATGAAGTTGGATCATATTCGTAGGATATCCAAGAGAGCTTACATAGCACAAGATGGAACTTTTACTAACGAAGAGATAGAGAAACTCCAAACTGGTCCTGATGGCATAGTAATGTTATCCAATAAGTCGCCAATTGGTGCTTTGGAGCCAATCAAAGATGTAAACATAGCACAGGATATTTATATAGTTGGTAGCACAGTTAAGAGTTCTATTCGTCAGACCGCAGGAGTAAGTGGCTTTGAGGCGGGCGAATCAAAGAACTTTGATACTGCAACTGAGCCTTCGCTAATTAATGAAGGTGTAAAGTCGCGCCGATCTGAGAGATCAGTTATCATTGAGGACTTTCATGCTCGCATAGTTAATAAGATGGCAGTTATGTTACAGCAGACTTTATCTAAGAGAGAACTTAATTTAAACAAAGAACAATTCGACTTTGCTTCTCAGACTGTACCAAATGCATTAGATCGTCAGCAAGTAGATGTTAATCAAGTACAACAATTTACGGGTGTCCCTCATAAAGTTGTAGGGAGGGTCGGCGATCAAGCTCAGGTCTTACTTCCTTGGTTAACTGTTGACAAGAAACAAATAGTAGGGGAATATAATTTTGATATAGAAGTTGGTTCAACGCAACTTGATACTGAGGACAAGAAGAAAGCCGAGGCAATATTATTGTACAACACTCTACAAGCTAATCCAATTGTTAATCCATTCGTTGGAACCAAGAAACTCTTGGATGCATTTCAAATACCAGAAGCTGAGGAACTACTTAAACCTCAACAGCAGGTACAGCAAGAACGCCAGCAGGCAGTGCAAACTGCGGTGCAGGGCGAACAAGCTAAAGATCAGCCTAAGCGCGATACTGATTTACAGAAAACTAAAATGAAGAGTCAGGTTGCTATGGAAGGTATCAAGTCTAAGGAACGTATAGAAGCACAAAAAGTAAAATCTAGTTTACTGACCAGTGTACTAAGTAGTAGGGGGAAACAATAATGCCAGGAATCAATTTATCAAGTGCAACTTCTAATTCATCTTGAGGTAACTTATGCCAATGTATGATTATGAATGTAAAGAGTGTAACAAAGATTGGATAAACTTCCATGTAGTTGATGAGAGGGGGGATGAGAAGTGCCCTTGTTGCAAGGGTGAGGCAATAAGACTAATATCAAGTGGGCCAAAACCAGTAGTATACAACTATTATTGCGATGGTATCGGTGCACAGATCACTGGTCCTGAACAGCGAGCAAAATTAATGAAGGAAAAGGGGTTAGCAGATGCGCCCCCATTATAAACAATGACAACCTTTTAGGAGGCCATTATGGATTTAGATGCACAGATTAATGTACCACAAGATCAGGAATTAGGGAAGATAGCAGAAGATATACCACAGGAAAAACACACTGATGACCCTGCGGATAGTCCTGCTGTAACCCAAGAACCATCTGGTAAGTTCAAAACGCTCGAAGCCGCCGAATCAGCTCACAAGGAGCTCGAAAGGAAAATGCATGAGCGCGATGGCGAAATCAGAAGTGGCCGCCAATACAAGGAGGACACAGATTCACTCTTTAGAGGTGTAGGGGGAGTAGAGAGAGCCGCTCAGACACTCGCAAGTCTACAGAACAGCCCATCATTTAGAAAGTGGGCTACCGAGGAACAACAGAGAATCGCAGTTGGCAACAACACTGGCGAAAGTAACGACATGAGCGATGCTGAGAAGAAAGGAATGCAAATAGTAAACAACATGATTGAACAAAAGTTATCTAACTTTAAGCAATCACATTTGGACCCCCAGATTGAGAGAAGCCGCGAGGCAAATATTAATAACGCATTCGATAAGATGGATAGTGAATACCCAGATTGGCATGACCAGCAAGGCAAGATGGAAGAACTGTCGAGGTTGTTTGATCCTGCTATTCAAGAGAATCCAAAGTTTGAGCATGTTGAGCTTTTATATAAAGCCGCACGTGCTGCTAACAACGACTTGAAAACTGTAGATGAGCACAACAAGACAATAGCCGAGAAGAAGAGACTTTCTACTGGCGAGATTCCACAGCCTGGGGAAGAAGGTGTAGCCCCAAAGGTAGGTAGTATAGAGGAAGCGTTTAAACACGCAATGCAATAAATTAATTTAATGGGAGGAAGGTGACGTAACAATGGCTGGTATATCAGAAACGAGAACGTGGAATGATATTTTAACCACGACATTAGCGATTTATCGTACCAAGATGCAAGATCAGATTTTTGATGTGTATCCGTTACTCAGCTATTTAAATGGTAAGCTGGGAGTTGCGGTTAATGGGAGGAAATTGAAACGTGTAGAAAGTGGGGGTGAAAGTGTTGTCGAGCCACTGCTTTACGAGGAAAATTCAACTGCGGGGAGTTATTCTAGGTACGATCAACTAGATACTACGCCTCAAGATGAATTTACCATTGCACGTTATGATTGGAAGCAGTACTCCGCAAGCATAACGATTGATGGTTTAAGTGAAAGAAGCAACATGGGTAAGTTCTCTGTTGTTAATTTGCTTAAAGCCAAGACCAGAGCAACCGAGTTGGCTCTCAGAAAGACTCTGAGCGCGGGTGCATGGGGCGATGGAACTGACAACGGCAGCAAGACCTTTGGTGGACTAGCACTCGCTATGAGTACGTCTTCTACTTTAGGTGGGATTGCTCCTGCTACGAATACCTGGTGGAAAGCTAGTGTTACTACTGGTGGGTCTTTTGCAGCTCAGGGACTTACCGATATGAGGACAGTTTTTAATACTTTGTCTTTTGGTAACGACAAGCCTGACATCATATTCACGACTCAAAGTATTTATGAGTTCTACGAAGCGGCTGTACAGCCTATTCAAAGAGTCCAAAATACTAAGGTTGCGGATCTCGGATTTCAGAACTTCACTTACAAAGGTGTGCCGTTCATGTTTGATAGGGACTGTACCTCTGGTGAGATGCACTTCTTGAACTCTGAGTACATTAACTACGTTGTTCACAAAGACGCTGATATGAAAACGACACCATTTGTGAAACCAACTAATCAGGATGCTAGAACTGCCCAGATACTCCTGCAGGGTAACATCACTTACAACAACAGGAGAAAACTTGGCGTGATTAACACAATCACTGCTTAGGAAAGGGGGTAGGTATGGCTGCAATAACCGCAGTAACTAGTAATGGTGGTCAGAGCGTTATAAAAGTTTTTACCTTTAGCGCTGTTGGTGATGGCGATACTTTTGCAGGGCCTTCGGGCTCTGTAGCCCATTGGGCCACGGTAACGGCTGATCCAACCACCAACACCTCAGCAGGAGTTAATGTTACTGAGTCGGGGGGAACATTCACTTTTTACCCAGGAGTTGCCGCGTTATCTGGCACACTCTTCGTGGTAATGGCATAACATTATTGATTTTATGAATCATAAGAAAGGCGAACATAATGTTAATACAACAGTTAAATAGAAATGATGCACCAAAGATTTTGATCCCTGTGACCTGTGAAAACGCAGTAGTTGCTGGTGATGTTGTACAGTGGTCTGATACTGACTCTGCTGCTAATCCTCTTGGGGTTGCAGTTGAAGACTCAGTTGCTGATGACATGAGAGTAGCTGGGGTTATCACTAAGACTCAGGCAACAGCAGGGGGAGTTAGCTTACTGCAGATTTATGGTTATAACACAAATATAACCACAGATGGCAATGTTGCTGCTGATGATCAACGTTTGGCGGCTGGCGCGGCTGTAGCTACAGGCTACACCGAGGCCGAGGTAATCACTGATATTACTACAGCTGATTACTCTGGTCTTGCTAACATGTTTGCATGGAATGTTAGCGCCGATGCTGGTACAGTTGGCCAGGGATTCATCCAGACTATGGGGTGCTTCTAGGTGATAAATCTTGCTACAGATAACGTAGCACCTGTTGAGGAAGTGGGGGGAGAGCATCCCCTCACTCCCGAACAACGGGAAGAGCGTGAGAATGTTAGATTCTATAGATGTTCTACTTGTAATAGGTTATTGCATCATGGGATATTTGAAATATGTCTAGGTCATAGACTTAGTCCCTTGGGTCATGGTTCATTTTTTGAATGGCTTAAGATCCAATGGTGGAAATTTAGGGGATTTTAAGCGATTACTAAATGGCATTATTTGTGTGCGTGGTAGAGAGTTTAGCAGACTAACCTAGGAGGGTGTAAAAAGCCCTCCCAACTTTAAATTATGGCTAAAAAGAAAGTAACAAAAAAAGCAGATGTCGAAGAGTTCTACGATGCTCATATAAGCGTTGTAGCTAATTGCCCAAAGTGTGACTTTCAAATGGAACGCACTGATGTAAGAACAAGAATAATAAGCTGTTCAAATGAGATGTGTAACTTTTATGGTGTTAAGTTTGAACAACCCTCAATTAGAATAAAACGAATCTAAAGAAGGAGGTAAAAGATGGGAAGAAATGAAGCCATTACATCAAAGAGACTTGACGCAACTGCAGTGGTAACTACTGCTGATGCCGCGGGGTTACTGCATGGTGCAACTATTACGGCCGCAGCTGCAGATGCAACACTTGATCTTAGAGATGGTGGGGCAGCGGGAACTATTAAGTGGTCTTTACATGCAAAACTAGAGGAAGGTGGTAATTCAATTTCATTTGCCACACCAATAATATTTGCTACAGATATCTATGCAACTATCACAGGCACGGGTGCAATAGCATCAGTTGCTTATGAAGAAATAGAATAGGAGAGTTTGCATGGCCAAACTTAGTTTTTTACAATTGACAAATAGGGTCTTACGAAGGCTCTCTAGAGCAGATGTTACAGATGTTACGGCGCTTACTGGGCAGGCTCAGATTGCGGCCGATGCTATAAATGAAGCACAGAAAGCGCTCTTTGCGGAGTCTACTAATTGGTATTCATTATACAAAACAAGAATCTTTACTACTGCCAAGATAGCTGCAACCACAATTTCATTTGCTGATGCAGACCCAGATACTATCAGTGATAGTGGATCTGCCCTTGTTACATCAGGTTTTGAAGCTGGTATGGAGATCCACGTCACTGGTTCTACATCTAACGATGGAACATACTCAATTGCGTCTGGTGGTGTAGCTGCTGGTGTTCTAACTTTGCAAACCGCAGATAAACTTACAACTGAGGCCGCAGGTGACAGCGTAGTAGTAACAGCATATACGCACCCTGTACCAAGTGACTTTGGGCGCACAATAGACATTACTAGCATTACAGATAACTTGACTTTAATAGAGGGTTATGGGCGTAGTTTTGATGAGTTTGACCCTAATATGGACTCAACTTCTACTATCACAGAGT